ACCGGAGATGTTATATATTCTCGTATAAGTACTCAGTGCAGAATCAAACAGAATTTATTTGCCAGGGTAAAGGGAAGATTAATTGCTGAAAGTAAGTTACACTTATCAGCTACAATCACGAACCACTTACATTCTACTGTCAAAAGAACACTAGGAGCCACAATATGTCCATGACAGCTACATTAGTTCCCGGAGATGATACTTCTTTTCCTGTAGAACTTGAAAAAGATCATGCTGCTTTTCTCATTAATGGCTCTGCCACTATCCTTGCAGCGGTAACAACCAAGAATAAGAACAAAGTATTGATACCAGCAACAGCAGTTGTAGAGGCTGCTCCTGGTTCTGATTGGGCAAATAGTCTTGTTGTAGTAGAATTTACAGAAGCACAAACAGAATTAGTCACTCACTTTGGTTCAGCATTACTTGAAATACAGGTGGATGATGGCGGTAAAACTACTTGGTTTGCGCCAATAACTATTATCAAGGGGACCATAGCATAATGTTATTATCTCAAATATTTGATCATCTTACTTATGGCGAGCTCTCTCAATTATCAATGGGAGGAGCACACGAATCAGGAATAGTTGATGAATCCTATCCTGCAGTAGTCTCACATCTTAATCTTGGTTTAATTGAACTATACAAACGATTTCCTATTAAAGTTAAAACAATCGATATTCAGCAATATGCTGCTATTGATACATATATTCTTGCTGCTGATTATGGACAAGCTGGTTCACAAGGAACACTATATCTTTTGGATGCAGCAGATCCTTTTGTGGATACTGTTCTTAAAATTGAAAGCATTACTGATGATAAAGAAGAAACTGATGGTAAAGATTTACCCTTAAATGATTTTAATGATGAAGACAGCCTTCATACTGTTGCATATAATTCTTTTAAAGTTCCAGAACCTGATGATATAACTATAATGACAGCCTCATTTAGAGCAGCACACGATATTATATCTGCTACGGATTTAGATCCAACAGTTGTAGAAGTACATATTCCTTACAGTTTATTAGAGGCTCTTATTTATTTTATGGCTAGTAGAGCTCATTCATCTGTCCCTTTGCTTGATGGACAAAATGAAGGTAATGTTTATTTACAAAAATTTGAAGCAAGTTGTAAAAAGGTTGAAGAATTGAGCCTTATTACTAATGACAATACTTCTAATGTAAGACCTTGGGTTAATGGATGGGTTTAAATGGGTACTAAAGGTGATACAGGTCCAGTAGGTCCTCGAGGATATCCTGGTCCCAGAGGTTTACCTCAAGTTGGTTCCAAAGGTGATACTGGTAACTCAGGGATAGTCTTAACAGACAATCTGGATGGTACTTTTACAATAAGTACCACTAATCCTCCTCAATCAATAACATTTTCTAATGGTGCTGCCGGAAACACTCCAATATTGGGTGTGGATTACTTTGATGCTAATTCTGGTTCTTTTGTTTCTTATGTATATTGCCAAGTATTAAAAGGAGCAACAGCCCCCACTATTACTAATGATACTGGTAGTTTTGATGGTACTACAGAAGTTATGCCTACTGGTCCTGGTGTTACATGGACTGATAACCCTGTATTTACAGAAGGATATACTACATATGTATCCAAAAATAGATATATACATGATGCTACAACAGGTGGTGATGGTAGTTGGGCTTTAAAGAACTCAGCCTGGTCTACTCCTGTTATCTACATTAATCCTCTTACAGATCCTCAAGTTAAGTTTACTTCTTATGCATTTATAAGAGCCACTACAGTACCAACTACACCTGAAGGCGGTGATTATATATCACCAACACCAACTACACCTGGTTGGTCAGATGGTGTTCCTGTAGGAATTGAGCCACTGTATATGAGTAAGCGTCTGTTTACATCAGATGGTTTAACTCCACAAGAAACTGGTTGGCATCCACCCGAATTGGTAGGACAATCTGGTTCTGGTACTAAACATCAATTTGGTCCTTCTAATACAGGTCCTTGGGATGATATACCTGAAAGTACTGATTCCTGGATGATTGTATGTACACAACAAGTCGATGGAACTTGGGTGTGTGATACAGGCAATCCTATACAAATTAAAGGAGAAACTGGATCACAACTACAAGGAATGTTTAAAGCATATGCATTTAAACGATCAGAAACTGTATTAAATGAAAGACCAGAAGGAGGGTCTTTTTTAGCTCCTGCTCCTGTAGATAATATAGTTGTAGGATGGACAGAGAATATTCCAATAGGAACAGCAGATTTATATGTAAGTACTCGTTTATTTACTTCTGATGGGGCAGCCCCACAAGATAGTCAATGGTCTATATCTCAATTATTTTCTGGTGAAGGAGGGGTAACTTATCGTATTGATGTAGATTCTCATGTTTTCTCTTTTGATGAAAATGATGCAAACCCTTTTCCAACTGAAATAAATCTTAGTGTTTTTAGGCAAAATGTAGCAGGTACTGTTGTATGGACTACTGTTCCAGCAGGTGTAGCCGCTACATTAACACTATCTGGTACAGATGATGAAAATGCAGTATTAGATGCAACAGCTTTTGGTGTAAACCAAACAGTTAAATTAACAGCAACTACTGGAGTATATTCAGATTCTGTCACAATAGTAAGAGTTAAAGATGGATTACAAGGTCCTGCCGGAGCAGCTACAGAAATACGTGAAGTAAGATTCGAATATGCCCCTGATGTTGCTGGCTCACCTGGTACTTGGCATGCTAAACCATTACTTGGTACTGATGTATGGATGAGAGAAGGTACTTTTTATGATGGTGTTCTTCAGGGATCATGGTCTGCAGGTACTCAAATAGTAGGTGATGATGGTACTGATGTTTGGACTGAGTTTCAATTTAGTGATAATGATAGTGATTGGCATTCTACCCAATTAGCTGATGATGTTTATTTACAATCCAGGACAGTAACAGATGGAACTCCTGGCTCTTGGAGTGCAACAGTACACATTAGAGGTGATGATGGTGTAGATGGTAAGTATTTTGAAACATTATTTGCTAAAAGTCCTGTTGGAACTGCTCCTGTACATGATGCAACAAGTCCTGTATTTCCTGATTATGATAGAACAGTAGAAGATCCTGTAGGTTGGTCCACTGATCCTAATATCACTTTAACTGGTGATGAAGTAGTTTGGGCTATAAGTACTACTAAAAATCATGATGGAACATTAGATGTTAATTGGCCTGCTGTTGCTGTTCAATGGGGTGCTTTAACTCCTCAGAAAGGAACAGATTATACTGATGGTTTAGCAGGTGTGCATGTCAGTAAAATGTATAAATCAGGAGCTACAGCAGGAACATTACCTGCTGGTGGTTCATATACAGCTGCAGGTGGAGAAACAGGTGTAACAGCTAATGGTTGGTCTGATGATCCAATGTCTCCTCAAGCTGCTGGTGATTATATATGGGAAACTTTGCAGATCTATACTGCTTCTTTGGATGGAAATGGTGAGAATGTATATGCAGTTACAACTGCATGGACTACTGCTATTAAATACGCATATATTCCTTCTCTTGGTACAGATTACTTTAATGGTGATACTGGTAATGAAGGTGATGGTCAATTTACCTCTTTTGTATTTAGAAATAGACCCAGAGGGATAGTTCCTTCAGCCCCTACCGGAGGATCTTATAATGGTGTTACTGAAACACTACCTACTAACTGGACAGATGATCCTCAAACACCTGCGGGTGATGAAGTAACTTGGGTTTCCAAGCGTTTATACACATCAATAGATGGTGTATGGCAAACACCCCCAGCTTGGGGAACACCATCTATGTTTTCAGCAATGACTACTTTTACTGGTTATTTAACTAATGAAGCCTTCTTAGCACCTGCTGAATGGGATGGTTCTGCCCCTGTTCTAACTGGTTCTGGTGGTGGTTTTGAAACTTGGTATGGAGATGAAGAAGCAACAACTAATACAACATTCACAGTATCTGGTGGTAGTGTTAATGGTAGTTACCATGATTTAACTACTAATGGTTTAACCATGCGTATTAATCAAACCACTGGTATATACCAGTTAATTGATAATGGTTGGACAGATGCAAGAGATAGTGAAGTTTTTGTATTAATGGCTACTCATAATGATACTGGAGATATAGTTACTCTTAAGTATGTTATAGCTAAAGCTAAGCAAGGTTTTCAAGGAAATCCTGGTGCTGATGGCACTGACGGTGCAGATGCCACTACTTATTACACTTGGATTAAATATGCAGATGACGCAGCTGGTGCTGGTATAACTGATAGTCCTACTGGTAAGGCCTATTTAGGTATTGCTACTAATAAAACATCACCAACAGAAAGTAATAATCCAGCAGATTATACTTGGCAAAAGTCTTTAGGTGATGATGGTGGACAAGGCATTCCTGGGGATGACGGAGCTGATGGTACAACTACTTATACTTGGGTTAAGTATGCTACTAATGCTACTGGGACTGCTGGTTTTAGTGATAATCCTACTGGTAGAGATTATATTGGATTAGCATTTAATAAGACTACCCCAACTGAAAGCAATACCCCAGGTGATTATACTTGGAGTTTATATGTAGGTGCTGATGGTGTTCCGGGTGCTGATGGATCTGATGGTAATGATGGTAATACTGTTGCTCAATTAACTATTTATCGAAGAGCTACCTCTACACCTTCCACTCCCAGTGGTGGTTCATATAATTTTGATACAAATGTTTGTACAGCTCCCACAAATTGGTCTTCTACAATTCCTGGTGGAACTAACCCAATTTATGCCTGTATTGGTTTAGCTTCTATTGTAGGTACTTCAGGTACAGATTCCTCTATTCCATGGGGATCTCCAGAAGTAATTGTTCAGAATGGGGTTGATGGTGATACAGGAGCAGCAGGTAAATCGGTATTTCAAGCTACTGTATTTAAGCGAGCTGCTTCAGCTCCGGGAACTCCTACAGGTGGTTCTTACAACTTTACAGCAAACACATTAACACCTCCTTCTACTTGGTTTATAGCACCTCCAGCAGGTACAGATCCTCTATATCAAGCACAAGGTACATTTGAAATAATAGGTACAACAGGAACAGATAGTACTACTACATGGTCTACTCCTGTTTTGTTTGTACAAGATGGTACTGATGGTGATGATGGTGATGATGGTACTAATGGTTCTGATGGTCTTGATGGGTCTGATGGTTTAAGTACTTATATGCCTATCATATTTAGACGTTCTGTATCGCAACCAGCCACGCCTACAGGTGGTTCGTTTAATTTTGGTACGAATGTATTAAGTGTTCCTACTAATTGGTATGAGGAGCCTCCTGCAGGTACTGACCCTATGTATGCTTCAAGTGCTTTGGCTTCTATTGTAGGAGATACAGGCATAGATAGCTCATTGACATGGTCTACTCCTAAAATATTTACAGAACACGGAGATGATGGTATCGATGGAGAGCCTGGTGCTGATGCATTGACTATTCTTAATTATCATCAGAGTCATAACTTCCCTGCTGATTCTAATGAAAATGTTACTGATTATTCTAACTCAGGTACAACCATTGAAGTATGGGAAGGAGAAACACAGTTACTTTATGATGGATCAGGTTCTTCAGCTAGTCGATGGGATGTAGGTGTTATTTCTGATGTAAATATTACTGTTGGCTCAGTTACAGATGGTGGTGCAGTTGCTAATGTAGGAAATCATAGCAATATAACAGCGTTAACTGCTTTCATCACTTATCCTATTTATGGTAAAAGAGGAGATGGTACTGATTTCAGTGCTACTGTTACTCAGGTATTTAGTAAAGCTATTCAAGGACCTGCTGGAACATCACCTATTAATGTTACTTTAGCTGTAGATAATTCAAATATTTCTACTGATTCTGATGGTAATAATGGTGATTATACTCAAGCCAATAATCTTATATTGGTTTATGTAGGTGCAGCTCAGATTGGTTATGATGGGGTAGGTACTGCTGATGGTAGTTTTAAAGTAACCCCTACTGGTACTAGTATAACCTCTGGAGCTGTAAGTGATGGTGGATTATCAGCAATAGTAGCTGATCCAAGCAACATGACAGCAGATACGGCTAATATCAGCTTTCTCATTGAAGGAACAGATCCTGATGGTAATACTTTTTCACTGACTAAAGTACAGCAATTTGTTAAAGTAAAAGCACCTCCTGGTCCACTAACATTTGCACATACTGCAAATATTGGTGTTGATTTAGTTGTTACTTCTGAAGGAGGATCAATTACTATTAGATGGTATGCAGCAAGGGCTGCTTCAGGATGGTCTGGTAGTCCAGATCTCCCAGGTACATCATGTGAAGCTAATTTAAGAAGAAACGGTACAATAATAGAAACTATGCCATTAACTTTATTTACAGAGTCAGAACCAGGCTTTTGGACATGGAGTTTGAGTATGGCTACAGATACTTACGTAGACACACCAGGATCAGGTACTTGGAATTATGATATAACTATTACAAATTATAGTTCTGGTGATAGTTTACATACAAATAAGAGCTATATTAGTACAAGTGAACCAAGGTAGTGTTATTTACTAATTTTAATGTATACTTAGCAACAATCAATTATAGGTAGGTTTATGGAAACTATTAATCATCCAGAAGAAGAACGTAAAGAATCAGAAGTAGAGACTTCTCGTTTAACTGAATGGGCTAAAGAGCCAACAGTAGCTGAACTTAAACAAGACTATACTGATGCTAAAAGCGATGTAGATGAGCATATAGCCAAAGTTGATGTTTGGTTGGATAACCTCAATGTAACTGGTGCAGCTAAGCGTAAAAAAACAAAAAAGAGATCAGCTATAGTTCCTAAATTAATCCGTAAACAAGCAGAATGGCGTTATGCTTCCTTATCAGAACCTTTTCTTAGTACAGAAGATATATTTAATGCAGATCCTATTACTTTTGAAGACAAAAAAGCAGCAATACAAAATGGTTTAGTATTAAATAACCAATTTAACACAAAAATCAATAAGATCGCTTTTATCGATGAATACGTAAGAACCGCTGTAGACGAAGGAACCGTAATAGTCCGTGTTGGTTGGGACTTTCAAGAAGCAGAAGTAGAAGTTCCCAGTTTTGTAATGCAACCTGTACAAGATCCTCAAGTATTTGAACAGCTCCAACAAGAAATAATGAAATCTCAGGAAATGGGTGTACCACTAACTCCTGAAGTAGATGAAGCAATTCAAATAAGCATGCAAACAGGTGTTCCACATATACCAGTGCAACAAGGTACTCATATGGAACTAAAGACAATCAAAAATTGTCCTACTGTTGAAGTATGTGATTATAAAAGTATGAGTATTGACCCATTATGTAAAGGGGATATATCTAAAGCTGGTTTCGTTATATATGACTTTGAAACATCATTAGCTGAATTACAAAAAGCAAGTAAATACCATAATTTAGATCAAATCAATTTTGAAGAAAACAATATACTTGCTGCCCCAGATCATGAAGAAGAAAGTGACTTTAATTTTAAAGATAAGCCCAGGAAGAAATTTGTAGCGCATGAATATTGGGGATATAGAGATATTGATGGAAACGGGATGGTTAAACCCATTGTAGCCACATATGTTGGTAATACAATGATTCGATTAGAAGAAAACCCCTTCCCTGACCAAGAACATCCTTTTGTAACTGTACAATACCTACCTGTAAGGAAATCTGTATATGGCGAACCTGATGGTGAGCTGCTTGAAGATAATCAACAAATTATTGGAGCAGTTACTCGAGGTATGATTGATATCATGGCTCGTAGTGCTAATGGACAAACAGGTATTCGTAAAGATGCTTTAGACCTTACTAATAAGCGTAAATACGATAAGGGAGAAGACTATGAGTTCAACGCCCAGGTTGACCCGAGACAAGCTTTTTTCATGCACACTTTCCCTGAAATACCTCGTTCCGCTGAATTTATGCTTGGAATGCAGAACGCAGAAGCAGAATCTATGTCGGGAGTTAAGGCCTTTACGGGAAATGAAGGAATCAACGGTAGAGCTCTTGGAGCAACAGCCACAGGGATCAAATCAGCTTTAGATGCTACTTCTAAGCGTGAGTTAGGCATTCTCAGACGATTAGCTGAAGGCATAAAGAAGATAGGTCGTAAAGTTGTCAGTATGAATGGTGAATTCCTGGATGAAGAAGAAGTAATCCGAATTACTAATGATGAGTTTGTAAAAGTACGCAGAGATGATTTAGAAGGTAATTTTGATCTTCGACTTACTATCTCAACGGCTGAAGCCGACAACCAAAAAGCAGAAGAACTTGCTTTTATGTTGCAAACTACTGGTCAAACAATGGGACCGGAGTTCGCACAAATAATTCTTTCAGATATAGCCAAGTTACGTAAAATGCCTGACCTGGCTAAAAGAATAGAACAATATCAACCACAACCTGACCCAATTGAACAACAAATGAAAATGCTTGAGATGGAAAAAATCAAAGCAGAAATTGCTAAGTTATACTCTGATGCTAAAGAAAATGAAGCTGAAGCTGTACTCGATATGGCTAAAGCAGGTACTGAGCAAGCAAGAACAGCTAACTTAACAAGTGATACTGATTTAAAGAATTTAGACTTCGTGGAACAGGAATCTGGAGTTACTCAAGAAAGAGAACTACAGCAACACGGAGCTCAAGCCGAAGCCAATAAGGATCTAAAAGTTTTAGACCATATGCTAAAGGCCAATGAAAAACCGCCAGCTGCAAAAGTGTAGTTGGCACAATCCTGAGCACATAAGCTCTACTATTCTACAGGTAATGCTGGGAGACACACGAGGAAGATAAAATGAGTGAACAAGACATAGAAACTATTGAATTGGGTATTGATCAAGCCCGTAATCAAATTAACAATATGGAAGCATTCCATAGATTGGCTCAAAATACTGATTTCAAAACAGTTATTGAAAAAGGTTATTTTGAAAAAGAAGCCAGTAGGCTCGTCTTACTTAAAGCAGATTCAAACCTGCAAGAAGACGTACACCAAAAGGCTATTATGTATTCAATAGATGCTATTGGGCATTTTCGTCAATACCTAATGACTATAAACCAGTTAGGACAAATGGCTACTAAGGCATTAGCAGATGATGAGGCTACTCGAGAAGCCCTTCTTGCAGAAGATATGGTGAACTAAGATGAGTGAAGAAAACACCAATATCGAGGAAGAAGACGTTCCTGTAAACCCATTAGAGCTCTCTGATGAAGAAATCATGAATATGCCTCCACCGGAAGACCCGGTGGAAGATCCTGTTGATGAAGACACTGATGAGGAAGATACAGAAGAAGAAACTACTGAAGAAGACGATGAGGAAGAAGAATCCACAACCGAAGATGAGGTAGATGAAACTAATGTTGAAGACACACAGCAAAAACCGGAACCTGTTAAAGCAGAGAAAGAAGACCTCTCTGAAGAAACAGACTCTACTGAGAAGTCGGAAGAAGCATCCAGCATAAACTTCGAAGAAGAGTATAATAAGTTGTTAGCACCTTTTAAAGCATCAGGAAAAGAGATGTCTGTAAACAATACAGATGAAGCTCTTAGACTTATGAAAATGGGTGTTGATTATCATAATAAGATGCATGGGTTGAAACCTAACCTGAAATTGCTTAAAATGTTAGACAATAACGGTTTACTTGATGAAGGTAAATTAAGTTATTTGATAGATCTGGATAAGAAGAACCCAGAAGCTATTGCTAAACTTCTAAAGGATTCTGAAATAGATCCATTAGATGTTGATGTAAATACCGAAACTGAATATCAGCCTAATGCTTACACTGTAAGTGATAAAGAGGTGGAATTAGATCAAGTACTGGAGAAAATACAAGACTCTGATACTTTTCCTAACACAATCGATGTCATAAGCAATAAGTGGGACGAATCCAGTAAGAAAGTATTGTTAGAACAGCCAGCTATTATAGAAATTATCAATGATCATATGGCTTCAGGCATATATGACCAAATACAAGGTGTAATAGCTAAGAAAGAATTGTTAGGTGAACTAACAGGACTATCCAACTTGGAAGCATATAAGCAAGTTGGTGATGAATTGCAAGCAGTAGGTGCTTTCGCTACACAACAGCAAACACCGCCTCCTGTCAATGTAGATTCAACACCATCAGCCAATGTAGCCGACCCCAAGCTTAAAGATCGAAAGAGAGCTGCAAGCTCTACGAAGTCAGCACCGATCAAGAAGGCTAAGCAAAAATTTAATCCGCTTGCCTTATCAGACGAAGAGTTTGAGAAGATTAGTGCTCCACTATAACTTTATTGATACAGGAGCCAACTAATGGCTAATGAACGCATATATAATGACCCGGCTGGGGGTTCTCAATCCAGTGTAGGTGATGTTCAGTTTAATGAATTTTACTGGCAGAAAAAAGCTCTTATTGAAGCACAAAAAGAGCAATATTTTGGTCAGATGGCTGATACAGTCTCAATGCCGAAGCATTTCGGTAAAACAATCAAAAAGTACCATTACTTACCTTTGTTAGATGATTCAAACATCAACGACCAGGGTATTGATGCTGCTGGTGCAATCACAGAGTTTAAAGCTACTGTTGCACTTCAACCACCAGAAGGTGTTCTCGCCACTTCCGGTGCTAATGTAATCTTTATTACTGCTTATGGTACTGGTGCTGCTGCTGCAACTGCTGCTGCAGAAACTCAGGCTAATCTTGAAAGTGCTGTAATGAAGGCTGGTCTTACTGTAGTTACTTGGGATACTAACTGGGCTACTACAATCGCTGATTATATTACAGCTGGTTGGAAAGTATCTGATAGTCGTACTACTGATGCTGATTTTGTTGCTACATTCCCAGCTCAGATGGTTCCAGTATATGATGGTGGTAACTTGTATGGTTCGTCTAAAGACGTTGGAACCATCTCAGGTAAAATGCCAGCATTGACTGAAACTGGTGGTCGTAAGAACCGTGTTGGTTTCAGACGAGTTCAGTTAGAAGGTTCTCTCGAGAAATTTGGTTTCTTCGATGAGTACACTCAAGAGTCTCTGGACTTTGATACTGATGCAGAGCTATCCATGCATATCAATCGTGAGATGATTCGTGGTGCTAATGAGATCACTGAAGATGCTCTTCAGATTGACCTTTTGAATGCTGCTGGTGTTATCCGCTTCGGTGGTGATGCTACTGCAACAGCTGAAGTAACTGGAGCCAATGGTTCTACTGCTTCTGTACCTACTTATACTGACCTGATGAAGTTGAGTATTGACCTGGATAACAACCGTTGCCCTAAGTCTACTAAGCTGATTACTGGTTCTCGTATGGTAGACACCAAGACTGTTAATGGTGCTCGTTATATGTATATTGGATCAGAATTGATTCCAACAGTACGTAAAATGACTGACATTAGTGGTTCAGGTGTTGGTAGTGGATTCATCTCTATTGAGAAGTATGCTGCTGCTGGTACGATTGCTCGAGGTGAAATCGGACAGGTAGATCAGTTCAAGATCATTGTTGTACCTGAAATGATGCACTGGGCAGGTGATGGTGCTGTTGAAGGTACTAATGATGGATACCGTTCTACTGGTGGTAACTATGACGTATTCCCAATGTTGGTTGTTGGTTCTGAGTCATTTACTACTATTGGTTTCCAGACCAACGGTAAGAGTGTCAAGTTTAGCATCAAGCATGTTAAGCCTGGTTCTACCCAATCTTATAACTTCCAAGATCCCTACGGTGAGCTCGGATTTATGAGTATCAAATGGTACTATGGTTTCATGGTACTACGACCAGAGCGTATTGCTTTGATCAAATGTGTAGCTGAGTGGTAATCACTAGTTACTAACCCTTAAAAGGCTCCCCATTAGCGGGGGCCTTTTTCTAATACAGAGAGATATTATTATGTCTAAATCAGACCAAACAGCAGTAACAACTGAGCCTGCAATTGATATGGAACTTGTCGAGTTAAAAGAAAGATCCACTCAGTTAGGCATGCCTTTTCATCCCAGCATAGGGAAAGAAAATTTAAAAAAGAAACTCAAAGCTTTTATTAAAAAACAACAAAAAGCTGCTAAAAAAGTACAACCACAGACAGTAGAACCTACTAATGTGACACCTATAGTTCCTCCTAAAACACAAGAACAACTCATTGCTGAAAAAGTTAAAGCAGCAAATCGTCTTATACGTTGCAGAGTTACTTGTATGGACCCAAATAAGAAAGATTGGGAAGGTGAGATCATTACTGTAAGTAATTCTATTGTACCTACTATTAAAAAATATATATCTTTTACTGCTGATGCATGGCATATTCCTCAAATGATTCTCAATGTCATGAAGGAAAAGAAGTGTACAGTGTTTAAAACTGTAAAAGGTCCCAGAGGCGAGAAAATCAGGAAAGGGTATCAAGTTGCTGCCTATAATATTGAGATGCTCGATCCTCTTACTGAAGATGAACTTGATGAGCTCGCCAAGCAACAAGCTCTAGCAGGTAACATAGGATAATATTATGATTGTCAACGGCTCTACTGTATTACTTGATTGGGTATTAACAGCCAATCCCTCTTATGCTTCACATATCGAAGATTTCTTTGATATTCAAATTACTGACCCGGATGGAGTAGCAACTTATCTTGAAGGTGGTGATACTAATGATAATTGGGCTACTTTATTTACTCAACCGGGTGATGAAGGTGGAGCCGATGGGCAAGTTACCTATAACTATACCTTTACGAAGACAGGTGTTTACACCATTATTCTTTGTACTGGGGGTGCAGCTAACTTCACAATACTTGATACTGTATTGGCTCTCGTTGTAGATCAAGATACAACAATACCAAACACCGTAACACTATCATAAGGAATTCTGATGGCTGAAATACTTGTAGATGAAATTACCTCCAATGAAGTTGAAGGTACGGGTGTCTTTGATGAATTAATGTCCACAATCCAAACTCGTTTAGAAAATGAGTTTAAGAAAGGACGAATCAAAGGACCTGATTACGCTAAAGTATATTTGGGAGCCATGGAATCAACCATAGCTCAATCCATTGGTTTTGTATTAGGAAAGCAGCAAGCTGATAAACAAGCCGAATTAATAGCAGAACAAACCCTTAATGCTACAAAAGAGGGTGTTTTACTCGATGAACAATTATTAAAACTACAAGCTGATAAAGCTTTAGTTAATCAACAGTTACTCAATGCTCAGGCTGAACAAGCTAAAACTGAAGCAGAAACACTCATCATACCTAAGCAAGGAGCTCTCCTGGACGCTCAGGAGCTCAATACTGATGCTGAGACTAATTTGGTTAACCAGAAGGTATCAAACCTCTCTGCAGAGGCTCTGAACATACCTAAAGAAGGTATTGTACTGGATAATCAATCCAGCAAGCTTTTACAAGAAATTGATTTAAGTACTCAGCAGGAAGCTAATTTAGCAGCAGAAGCCTTGAATATACCTAAACAAGGTACATTAATTGATAACCAGGCTGCTAAAGTCATTGCTGATACTAATTTACTTGCACAGGAAGAACTGAACATGGTTCAGGAAGTCCTCTTATCACAAGCTAAAGTACGTGATATGGAAGAACAAGTTAAATTGACTATAGCTCAAGCTGCAAAAGCTATCCAAGATACTAATCTGAGTAAGAAACAAGGACTCAAATTAGATCAAGATATTTTGGTTGCACAGCAAGAAGTACTGAATGCTGTTCAAGAAGTTGCATTCTCCAAAGCTAAAGTTAAACAAATGGAAGAGCAGGTTCAGCTTACTATTGCTCAAGTACATAAAGCTATCGGAGAAGGTAAACTTACCGAAAAAGAAATTGAGAAAATGTCTCAAGAGATCCTGGTTGCTGTACAAGAGGTTCTTTATTCTCAAGCTAAAGTATCTCAAATGAATGAAGAAGCATTACTTACAGCAGCTAAGGTTAAAGCCACAGAGCAACAGGTAATTAATACTACCATTGAAGGCCAGGTGCTTATGGGACAGGCTGACAAGATGGAGCAAGAGGTGTTAGTAGCTCAGCAGGAAGTACTTAATATGACACAGCAAGTGCTGAAATCTGCTGCTGAAGTATCAATGCTTGGAGTTGAAGAACTAAAAGTAGGTTCTGAAAAGACCTTGTTGGATAATAAAGCTCTTACTGAAGTGGCTATAGAACTTAAAACAGATCAAGAAACTGCATTACTTACTCAGAAAATACTCAATATGGTTACTGAGGAATTAAAGCTAGATGGTGAAATTGCCTTGATGGTTAAAGAAGGCCTCAAGGTCGATCAAGACATTGCCTGGAGCCAACAGAAAGTTACTAATTTGGTTTCTGAAGAACTTAAGATTGATCAGGAAACTGCTCATATTACACAGAAGACAGCCAATGCAGTTATTGAAGGTACAGTGCTTACAGCTCAAGAGCTGAAAATAGATTCTGAAACATTGTTATTGGGTCAAAAGACCAAGACTGAAGAAGCTCAAATTAAAGATACTGTAGATGCAGTAGCTGTTGTTGGTGTAGTTGGAGATCAAAGATTATTATACCAAGCTCAAACTGCTGGTTTTGCTAGAGATGCTGAACAGAAACTTGCTAAGATTCTTGCAGATACATGGAATATTCGTAAATCTGCAGTACCTGATACTACTTCTGCTGATTTCACCAACCATCTTGGTGATGTTAATATAGGTCAGGTAATATCTAAAGCAATGGAAGGCATCAATGTTACTCCTTCTCATACATAAATATGAGTTATCGTTTACATGGTGCTGTTTCCTCTTCAAAAATATTAGATGCTGATAATGTACCCAATTCATTATTAGCAGCAGTATTACGAGCTGTAAAAAATAATGAAGCCCCTTCTGCAAGCATAAGATATCCAATAGCTAATTTGGCTGATTACATAGCCATGAGCTATAAAAGTCGGTTAGAAGAAAAAATAGATGATTTTTATGCTTATGGTAGAGATCATCATCCAGATGGCTTACCAAAAACAGTAAGATATTCTGGTGTACCTCCTGTTGAATGGTTTCCCAGTAATTATACTAATAATGATCAAATACCTCCTATGGCAGAAGATACTCAAGCTGTAAGAGTTATTATTGAAGAAATAGAAGGAACACCCATCAGGTTTATTGGGTATGAATACAATAGACCAAATCCAACTGTATTAGCTGTTAAATGGATTAAAGACCACTCTGGGTATGCTATTCAACCTTATACTGATCAATTTTATGATCAAGATGAAGGTGGTAATACTCCCATGCCTTTATTAATGTGGAAACATGGAAATGATTGGTGTGCAATGAAAAACTCTACTTATAGTGGCACTACCCTAACTATTAAGTATGGAACCTCTAAAGGCGTGTATGGTCGATGGGGTCCTCCTGGACAATTTGAAATTCGAGGTACAGATGAATATGGACAACCAAATGTAGTTATTGGTTATGAATGGCGATATTACACTATTCCTAATTTTGATACCTTAGAACCATATGTTACATCAACAGAGTTTATACGACAGGCCTTATATTATTTGGATACAACCAATGCGCTTGGTGTTTTCTTATATAATCCTAATTTAGATAATACTTATCCTACCCTGGAAGAACCATCTTATGACACATTACAAACTTGTTACCCGTTTGTGATGTTTTATGATAACTCTAAAAGTGTTGTTGATGGTTTTTTGGGAGATAAGCTTATAGCAGAAAATACTGCTTTATTAAAAAAGATTGGTATTGATTTTAAGGATTTTGCTGCAGGACTACATGACCCGGATGATCCATCTGCTATTACTAAAGTAACTGATGCCTTTATGGTTTTTGCTGTAGATATTAATACAGATACTCAAGAAGGTTTAGCTTACCTCTATGAAGCATTCAGACAAATGCATTATGAAGTACAACTAAATACCCAGGCTGATTGGATTGCGAATGGAGATAGCGGAACAGATACTAATTGGTATTTCTTTGGTAATCATAGAGCAGAGTTTACTATCCGTTACCAATTTAGCATGATAGAGGTTAAGACTGGAGATGTTACAGACAGTCAAACAGAGCCTGACATAGATACATTAATTATTGATGGAGCTGAAATAGACCCTACTAATGATGGTTCTACCACAGATGTTAATGGTGTATTAGTAGGTAAAGTAACTTCTCAAATATATATAGGTACTGAAAGTGATGAATATGTTCATGGACACAATTCTCATAAACTTGTTTTGAGAAAACAACTTACAGAAACCACCTTTGTAGAGCTTACTATTTATGGATTGGATCATTGGACTAAAATCAGAGCATATAGCAAGAAGGATGTGTATAAAGGAACTACTTCCGTTATCTCCACCTTAGCTAGTGGAGACTTAACCAATGGAAAGCTTTTTCTTCCTTTAGTCTACGAAAAAGTAGCCGTTCTTCATGATTCAGTGATGCCAGCTTTGGTTTATGATTCCTTACTATTCGTAGCCCATGCTGTAGAAATCCAATATATCAAATGGTATGAGCATACTGGATTCTGGAACATGATCCGAGTTGTATTATTCGTAGCTACCTTTGGTAGTAGTGAAACATGGATAGAGCTGCTTTATGAATTGGTTCTCAATTATATTATTAATATTGCTATTTCTGCTTTATTCCAAGTACTTGTAGAAGCTATTGGTGGTGAAGCAGCACTAATATTAGCTGCAATAGCAGCCGTATACTCTTTCTATATGGGTGATGATGGTGATTTATTATTTGAATTAATAGATGCAGAGACATTAATGCAAGCAGCTACCTATATGATTGGTGCTGTTAATGCAGTTACAGCAGATAACTTCAAACAGTTACAACGAAATATAGAAGAACACACAGAGTTACAAGAGAGTAGACAGGAAGAATTAGAAGCTATGGAGGATTTATTAGGCCCTCCAGGAACTACTCTTGAAGTATATGAACTTATATCCAATGAATTTAAAATAGATACTTATGAAACACCAGAACAGTTCTTTAATAGGAGTTGTCACATTACTAACCCTGGTGTATTATCGTTAGATACTATAGATAGTTATATTGGAAATAACTTAACCTTGCCCAAAATGGAGAATAATCCATTACACAGAGCAGCTTAATTGGAGCTAAGAATGAGCTTTTTAGACAACAAACAGACGTATGGTACAAGCTTTCCCACTTCAGCAGCAAATACTGTAGGACAAGATTGGTTAGGTATGACCAACTATGATACTGGAGGTGTAGATGCTTTTACAAATCTAAATATGTCTTTAGACTCTGAGTATAAAGGACTAGGTGCGAAAGGAATGCTTGACCTTAATAAAGGAGATTATAACGCATCTGATGGTAATGGTTGGCTTAATATGGATAATTGGGCAAAAGGTACTCAAGCATTTACTAATCTTATGGGTGCTTATTTTGGTATGAAGCAATATGGCTTAGCCAAGAAAGGATTAAACCATCAAATAGGTTTAGATAAAGCTAACTTTGAAAATCAAAGAGCTCTATTACAAGAACGATTAAGTAATCAGCATACTCTACGACAACATGAACGTCCCGATCTCTGGGGCAACCAAGCCCAGACCCAGTTACAATCCTATGGAGGATAATCATGGCCTCACCTCTTACCTGGCGTAATGTAGGCTCCTCTCTTGATATAAGAGGAATAGGGCGTGCAATGGAAGGAGCAAGTAACCAGCTCCGTAAAAGTGGTACTGGGATACAAAATATATTCCAAGATATTGCTAATGAACAAGCTGATGCTCGCTCCCTACAAGCCAATGAATTAATTAATAATCTCAAAACTGTAGAAGGTTTTGATAATGCAGGTCTTACGTTATCTGGGTTAGAAAAACAATTAGGTGGTAGGCTTAATAAAGATGTAGCTACTAATTTAGCTGGACAACGACAAGAAGCACAGGACCTATTTCTATCTAATCAAGCCTTTGCAGATAAAAAGCAGGATATAGCAGATCGTCCACTTCTTGCTGGGCATCGTAATACATTAAGCCAAATGACTGATGCCGGAGCTGTAAAAGATTACCTATCTGGTATTACTGACGTTTCTCAGAGAGGTATGATAGGACTTAATAAAGACTTTGGTTTACCTTACCAAGATAAGCTTACAGTTCGTAGTGATCGTCTTGATGCACAGGCAGATGATGCAAACACAAGTAATTATTTTGCCAACATGTTTCAAAAGAATAAAGAGAGAACTACTGCTGGTAATCTTATTGCACATCAAGAAACAGCTGCAAAACTGGGCTATAAACATTTATTAGATAACAATGGGCAACTGAATTTAACCAACTTAACTTCTGATAAGCGCAAAGAAGCAGAGAGTTTACTTATGTCTAATCCTAATTGGGAAGAGACAGGTAATATAGCTGCAATGACAGAGAATTTTAAGAAAAGCTCTGCCTACACAGGTTGGGAAACTGGTGCAGAAAGGGATAAGGCTCTTGAACGCTTTAACCAAAAATTAGATGGTCACTTTAATTTAGACAAACAACAGCAGTTTGCTCTTGATAATACTATTGCAGATGGTAATGCTGCGTTTGATAACCAACTCGGTATTGCTAAAACACAATTAGCTTATCTGGAAGAAATGAATCCTCTTGATCCCAAAGAGAATTACAGAAGAGAGCAAATGACTATGGCTACAGTCTTCAAGAAAGCCAGAGAATTAGCTCCTGATGGTTCTGTAGCTGACTTGCTTACTTTTAGTGACCGTGAAGGTGGAACAGATCTAACCAAAGGATTAGCTGCATTAGAAGGACAAGGTGTTGTAGATCATAATGGACAACCTGTATTAGATAAAAATGGTGAACAAATTACATTAAAGCCCTGGCACATAGAGAATGTGTTGTTATCTCAGATACAAACACCAGAAGAAACTTCTTTTTGGAATGATCCCACAGGAAGTGTCAATGACATAAAAACAGCTGCCATGTTAGTAGCAGCAGATCCAACTGATAGACACGCCAGGGAAAATATTGAAAGAGCTAAAGGTAAAATTGGTAATTTAGTAGCTTCAGAACATGATATAAAGAAGCAAATTTCCTACAATGCTCATCTCAGAGCAAAGGATATGACTGATAGCCAAAGACGTATGCTACGTCAACGAATGAATGTCAATACGAACAAAAATGCAGATGATCGTATGAATGCTGCTGTCAGTAAAGCTCAGGCTGCTGTGCAAAGATTACAGAGTGGTCAAAAAAGACCAAGTAAAACTACTACTACCACAGATACAAGTGGTAATAAGATGGATACTACTAATTTATCTGATAAAGAAAAAACAATTTTACAAAGAGCAATTGCTACTAAAGACACGACTGTACCTAAAGTTGATAAAGATTTAGGTAACTTTCTTGGTTTTGCTAAAGAATATAGTACTGATGGTATAAAAGGAATTGTTAGAGGTGCTAACTATGTTACGAGTGGGCAAGGATTAGAAGATCTTATTAGCCATAGCTTTGATAGAATGAAAAAGGGAGCTAGTCGAGGAGCAGCAGCTAGTTCTTTCGAAGGAATAAGATCAGGTATTAAAAAAGTAATGTCTCAAACTACTGATCCACAAGAACTTGTCAAGCTTCAACAAAAATTGGAAAATGCACATAAAAGATACAAAGCATTAATGAAAAAATATAATTAAGGATCATTATGGCAGATCGCAACCCTATCTTTACTGATCCATTAGAAGGAACCGGATTAGGTTCCTTTTCTTCTAATACCCTTTTAGGTCCAGAAGCTAAACAACAACAGATTGAAGAAGCCTCTCATCGTAAGCGTCAAGCTTTGGAGATGAAGCAATTCAAAGAAAACCTGCAAGGTGGTTATTACAGCAATCAAAGCCGTGATAGAACTGCCGCTGAATTAGCTCAAGATTTCAAAGTAGCCTTACACGGTGGCGGTAACTTATTAGCTACTGGTTTATATGGTGCTGCTAATCTTGCTGGTGCTCCTATCACAGCCCTACAAGAAGCCATGACAGGTGAACATGTACCTAGTGTTGATGAAGCTCTTACACAAATGAGTGGTGGTGAGTTAGGTTTCCAGGCTCTTGCTGATAACAGATCAAATTATATAGAAGAACATGGTTCAGATGTCCTTAAGGCTGCTTTACAACAAGAAGCTCAAGCTGATGCTCAATGGGATGCACAAGAAGAAGCTCGTATGGCAGAGCGTGAAGCTGCTGGTAAAGGTTGGTTAAGAAGCAATATAGAGGAAATAGCAGGTGATGTAGCCCATACAGCTACCCAAGCCTATGAAAACCCTGTAGCAACCACACATGCAGCCCTAGAGTCCATTCCTACTATGATTGGTGCAGGTCTTGTAGGTAAAATGAGCCAAGGAGTGTTACAAGCAAATCTTGCTAAAAAGGCCAGTAAAGCTGCTGCAGATCGTTTTCTTAAGACTGAAGCAGGAAAAGCTGCTATCAGAAAGACAGGTGAGAAAGGTGCTATTGGATTTAATGCAGCTCTTGAAGGTCTTACAGCCGGAGCTGATGCCCGTCTTGATATATTAAATACTCCAGTAGAAGAATTACGTGAAGGTTCTCCTTACTTCCAGGAATTGGAAGCAGAACATGGTACAGAAGTAGCCCGCCAAAAATTGGCTGATAAAGGTATGTACATTGCTACTGCTATTGCAGCAACCACTGGTGGTGTAGCTACTAAAATTTCCGGGGCAGGAAAACTTGAAGGTAACTTCTTTAATAAAGATAGTGCTTTTGGAAATATGTTCCTGACTCGAATACTCAAAGGAACTGCAGTAGGTATTAAAGATGAAGCTCAAGAAGAAGCTATGCAAGGAGCAGGTGGTCAATTTGCTGCTAATGTTGCAGCCAAATATACTAAAGACCCAGACCAGGCATTAGGTGAAGGTGTTACCCGAGCTACAACTAAGGGAGCTATTATTGGTGGTCTTGCTGGTGGTGGTATGGCTGCTGTTACTGAAGTACCCAAACAAGCTGCTAAATCTGTTGTAGATAACAAAGGTATTGTTCAGAAGACCAAGGACAAAATTGCTAACTATAAAGATAGTAAAGTTGCCAATGAGAAAGTAAAGGCAGCAGTTAAAGCTAAAGATTTCCGTGAGATTACTGATGATAGTCGTGATGACTTCAATAGAGAAGATGCTATCCAGGCTCTTTTAGATCCTAAAGGCTTACCTGAAGAAGGTGAGGCTCAAGAAGAACACCTCAATGAACTCGAATATCATATTGAAAAAGCTCATCATGATGCAGTTGTAGCTGTAGATAAGCTTGAAGAAAAAGAGGATGCTTCCCCTGAAGCTCTCAAAGAAGCTAAGAAGAATCTTGCACTAGCTACAAAGAAGCGTACTCGCCAGTACAGAGCCTTTCAGGAACTACAAGGTCTTAACGAGAAAGAACGTGTAGATGAGCGTCTACAAGCTGCTGAGAGCCTAATAACAGCAGAAAAGGATGGTAACGAGGAATTAGCACAGAAAAGCCTTAAAGTCCTTAATAGAAGCTTCTATAACAGCCCTGATGGTCTGACTGAGAAAGAAGCTACAGCCTTATATAAAAGTAAGTCAGCTAGTCCAGGAATGAAAGCTCTAGCTAAGCAACGATTGGATATTCTCAAAAATATCGATGAAGTAAGTAACGATATCCGTAAGGGTAAAGGTAACTTCATTGGTGTTGATGTGATGCGTAAACGTGCTATGGCTGCTGTTGTACAAGGACATCAAGCCAAAGCCATAGGCAGAGTAAAAGATATTGTTGATTTTGGTGGTCAGCAGGTTGATCGTCATAATACGATGAAAGAAGGTTATGCAGCTTGGAAGAAGCTTCGTGGTCTTAAGAGCAAAAACACCAAAACAGCCAAAGCTTTAAAGAAAACGGTTGATGCTTCAATTGAAACCCTGTCTGAGAATAGTGGTAGAAAATTCTATTTCAGTAATGGTACACAAAAAATTATTGACCAGGCAGTTAATGATATTGCATATATTGATAAGGTAGCTAAAGAAGCAGCAGCTGCTCATGACCATGGCTTCTCTGATAAATATGACGGGCCAACAAGCATATCTAGCTCTGTGCGTGGGCAGCAAGCCCAAAGCACAGATGTTACTGACAATCCAGAAATAAGAGAATTACAGTCAAAAACCTCTAAAGCAATTATTCAACATGGTGAAGATAAACAAGCAATTAGAGTAGAAGAAATGGGTAAAAAAGGTATAAAAAACCCATCTGATGTCAGTGTGTATTCAAAGAAAGATGCAGCTAAAGCTAGTATGGCTACACAATTCATAGGGGAAGGTGGTGAAGGAACCTCTACTAAAGCTTATCAAGAAATTTATGATGATAAAGCTAATACTGGAACATATGAAAAAGGAGATGCTGTATTTATCTCAGTCAATGGAGGAAATAGCAAGACTAAAGTAAATGCTCTTAAAGATGGTAAATTAGCAGGTGTATATGAAAACATAGATAAAGCTATGGCTGCTGGTGCTACATTAATTACAGATACTGAAAAACACCGTAATAGGTCTTATAACCAGCCAGGTGAAGGAGCTATTGCTAAATATATACAGAATAGTCCTCATAAATATCATTATAAAGAAGTTACCAAAAATGGAGAAAAAGTTGGTACATGGATTCCTGTTACCTCATATACAAAAGCACAGTCTAAAGGTAAAACCAAAGCATGGGGTTTTCATGCTAAACGTCCTAATGAATTACCAGAAGGAACTGAAGGTTACGAAGTATCTAGTAAAGCTAGTATGGCTAAAGATAATTTACCTATTACTGAAGGTGATCATCGCTTCAGTGCTTTCAAAGCTAAATTAGCTAATGGTAAAACTATTGAAGAAACATACCAAACTACCATCAAAGGCTTCAAAACCTTAAAAGAAGGTAAGGGTAAAAAACCAACCATTGCTTATTCTGAGCAAGACAGTAAAGACTTATATAAAGCTTTGTGGAGACAGTACCTTAATGAAAACCCCACATTACTTGATGAGCTAAGAGCCAATGCTCAAGGTAAAATACTTACTGATGCTTATTGGAAGAAAGGTGCTGTTGTAAACCAAGCCCAAACTCTTTCAGAACTTCTCAATGAAAAGCCTAAAGATACTGAGAAAGCCAATAAAAGATTACCATATGATTTAACACATATAGAAAATTACTCCTCTGTACTTGAGAAAGCTAAGGCAGATGAAAATATATCTGGTAAAGCTATTCAATCATTGGAGACACTTCCAAATAGTACTGCTGCTCGCTTCTTTGTACAAAAATATGAAAGTCTGGAAGGTGACTCACAAGGTATAGCAACACAAGACGAACACCTTATTAAAGCACTTAAAGATCATAAGAAAAGCGTAAAAGATTATAGTGATAAAACACCACCTACTACTAATGACCGTAAATTAGATTATTTGGTTCAAATCGCTGAGAAGTATATTCCTGAAGACCCTACTCTAACTAATATTAAGAAGAGGATGGAAGCCAGAGATACTTTTACTTATGAAGATGTAACTGCTCTCTCTGCAAGTTTATTAACTAAACTTTCTAAAACTATTACTCAACAACGCAGAATAGATGCTAAAGGCAAAGATAAAATAATAAAAGATCCTAACTTTATTTTAGCTAAAGAAGTTCTTACTAAACGTCTAAGTTCTGCTGCTAAAACAGTACATCCAGTACAACAAAAAGATCCAGAAGGTAATTTATACTCACCAGAACCTTATGAAGTAACTGCTATTGATAACGTAATATCTACATTATTTGATGCTATAGACTTAGATCCAAAAACGACTAATTTACTGCAAAGACATAATAATTTCTTTGAAGCATTAGAAGCAAACCCTGCTTTATTGGATTCTGCTGAGTTAACAGAAGCTGATCAAATAGCTATACCTGTTATTACTGAATTTCAGGCAAAATTTTTAGAAGAACTAACCCAAAGTTTAAAGCCAGAAAATCCTCAATTCATGGAGAATAGTCCTTTCCTTTATTTCTTTGGAGATTATTCTGCAGCTACAAAAGAGAAGCTTAAAGCACAATATAATTTAATCAATAAAATTAGACCAAAAATAGAAGAAACTACTCGTCCTGATTTGGCTAAAAGAATTGATTTAACTAAAAGATTAAATTACTTGAAGAAAAATGATCCTAAAAACGAGGAAGAAATTGCTTCAGTAGAGAAAACCAGAGCTAAATTAAATAAGAGGATTACTGAAGCACGACAACCAATGACAGATGCAAGAGCTATTATTGATGACATTATTGGGGAACAAAACCCAAACCTAGATGCCAATCTTATGAGTAGTATTGCAATGGTTGCTCTTAATTTTATTGGTACTGGTGGTAGAAAAACAATTAAGAACACAGAAGTAGGTATTAACATGCTACTCCAGCATAAAGACTCAAAAAGAAGAGTCGAAGGTGCAGAGTGGCAGATGTTTGGGGAAATTGGTATTACACGCTCCGGTGCTGTTACTGCTATGGGTGCTGAAGTTCTCAAAATGTTAGGAATCAAATTTAATAAAGATGCAGACGGTCGTTTTGAAACTCTAATAGAAAATCATATTGGTGGCTTAATAGTAGGTACATTACAAAATATGGATATATTAAGAGCCCAAACTGTTACTGCAAAACAAATGCAGCCTTTCCTTGAGCACCTTGGAGAAACCAATGAGAACCAGGGATCTACAGAATTCATTCGTATTTATACTGAAGATGTTTACCGTGAGACAAAAGAAGGTAAGTTTGAGGAGTTTCCTGAGCCTAGAAGAGATATTGCAGAAATCATAGAAGCAATACGTAATTCCGATGATGTATTAAGTAAGTTATTTAAATTAAAATCAAAGATAATTAAGCCTAAGAAGGAACGCCCTAAAACAACTGAACTTGTCGATGGTAAGCTTAAGAACCGTAAGATTAAGCGAGGTACAGATAATAAAGAATCTCAAGAGCAACAGAAGATCCGTGAAAAACATAGCCAGCAGGAGCTAGGATTCAAGCAGACCATGGAAATATATGAATGGTTTGATCCAGAACAAGCATGGGAGCTTGCTGGTTTAGTTACTGACTATGAAACTACTGAACACATTACTGAACATGCTGGTTTTAAGGGACGTAACGATGCTCTCAAACGTAGCCATGAAAATACTATGGAATGGTTCAGAGAGATAGGTCCTAATTCTACTTTCTATGCAACGCATAAAACAGCCAAGAATAACCGTGTACATCAAGAAGCTAATCTTATTGATACTCAAGGTGATACTACTCAAAAACATTTGGTAGGTATTAAAAGCCATCTTGTTACCGTAGATCCTAAAAACAAAGCACACATGAACCAGTTCTTATCAGCAGTAGCTGAATCACTTGGTTTAAGTGGGGATAAGGAATTAACTCATGTCCTCAAAGATCAATTAGAAGAATTATTTAATCCGGCTGAAGATGCCACAGAAGAAGCCAAAGAAAATGCGGCTAAACTTAATGCAGGTATCGAAGCTATACTTGCTTTTGATAAAGATAAGTTTGCTAACAAAGAAGCCAATCAGAGAGCCATACTGGACGCTGCTGCTGTTGGTGGAGAGAATGCCTGGTCTTTAGATGGTTTACGTGCCTACGCTAACTACAAGAAGGCTGATGGCGGTAAATTTAAGACTGACCTATTCAGAGAAATTGATGGTGTCACTAATGGTGTTGCTATTGGTATGCTTGAATTAGCTGCTGCCCCTGATTTTGCAACTATGAAAACCATGTTAGAAAGAACTGGTATGTTCATGGAACATGAAGAAGGTGAAGTATATAAAGATTATGGTTCTTACATAGCAAATCCACGTAACAATGACTCATATAAAGATATGGGTATTGAATGGAGTAAGCAATTAGAAGAACACCGTAAAGGGCTTAAACCAAATCAAGCTAAATGGTTAAAGGGATTGGATTCTTTCGTTAATCCTATGACTGAGAAAAACTATGTAGACGGCTTCTATTTAGAGCAAGCTACTAGTATAGGCCGTACTTTATCTAAAGATCCAGTAATGATTACTAACTATGGTGCTGCTATAAAGAAAGTAGTGGCTGCATTTGGTGACAAGATTATTCGTAATATCTATAAAGATATAGCAAAAGCTAAGGTGGACATGGATCAAGATGCTCTTGATCAAATCCACAAGACTTTAACTCTTATTGTTAATAATGGAAATACTAAAGCTTACTTTAAAGATAAAAAACCAGAGTTTACTGAAAAAGATTTTAAATGGACAAAAGTTCCAAAATATAAAAAGAAAGATGGTAAATATTCTACTCATAAAAAAGTTTATAATGCTGCGGCTCAAAAAAGACTTGATGCTTGGAGTAAGAAGAAGCAAACAGCTCAAGATAAGATGATCACTTTACCAGAACTTACTGTTGAAAACGCCATAAATTGGAGCCTACCAAAAGGCAGTAGAGATAATATAACCAAAAAAATTGGACAATCTTATGGTAAAGCTCTCGGTATTGCTATTGATTCAAGGTTTGCTACATTTATAGCTAAACGCCAGGAATTAGTGGAAGCATCTAGAATAGCTTATGAGGGTTTCAAACTTATATATGATGCTGAGCTTGAAAAACAAATGATGTTAAAAGCTAAAGCTCATAATCCAAAGGCTGTATATGGGATGGAACTATCTAGGGTTGAACTTAAAGAATTAGCGGAACAGCTAATTAAGTTTCAACCAATATTTAGACCCTTCTTTGCAACTACTGAGGACACTAAAAAAGATCCATTAAGTACTAATACATTAGATGAAGGTATTCTTACAGCTAAGTTAGAGAATAAGAGACAAATTAATCGTCCACCTTTTGAGGTTAGTGTTAAGTTTAATAAACCATTAGTAACTAATATAGCTAAAGAAGATGCAAAGGGTAAAATAACACGTAATAAGAAAGGGCATGCTGACTTTTTCCAAAAAAGTAAAGATAGTATGTCTCTCTGGGGTTCCAGAAGAGAATTTACAGATGGTGGTGTAAGTGGTCCTATTCTAGGCATACATGCCATTGACTCTGCAGTTATGATGAGTGTATTAAAAGAGTTTGAAGCTCTTAACATACATGATGCTGCGGCTTTCTCTATACATGATGTAATGAAAGGTACTGAGAAGCTTAATGAATCTTTCCATAATGTCACTACAAATTATTCTTTACGTCAATCATTTGAGGATATGTTATTAAGAGTTACAGAGAATCTGAAAACATATGATACTGAGAATGGTACTGCTTTCTATGATCAATTAGATGCTATGCTTATCACAAGAAAGAGTGAGCAAAAAGATACTGCTGGTGACAGAGAAAATGCAGCCAATAACTATATGGGAATTACTTTTGATGGTTGGGTTCCATTAACACCACATGATGATATTACAGCTTTTAAAACCAGACGAACTAATGTTAATAAAGACAAAACGTGGCTACCTGCTAAATGGGTAGATGAAAAATATATTATAGGTGAAGACCAGAATCGTTTGGATGCATATGTTGAGAATTTCAAAGCTACAACTACTCAAGATGAATTATTCCGACAGGAAGTAATCAAAGCTATTACTCACTGGCATCAGTATAGTTCAGGACAGGGTGGTGTATTTGAAACACCCAATGAAGGCTACAAGTTTAATAGAGATTTATTCAAGACACCTGCCGAACGCTTAGCTGAAGAAACCCTTACTCAAATAAAAGAAGAAGCAGCAGCTGAAGAAGCTGAAGATGGTTTATACAGATTACTTAATTCTGTAGGACGTACTCAAACTGGTGAGATTGATGGTAGATCTAAGCGAAGATTATGGAAATATGCTGAAGAAAAAAATCTAACAAAACATTTACAAGAGATCCTTGATGGTAATATCAAAGGACAGGAAGCTGCTGACAGACAGCGTGACCATATTGTTAAATATTTGGCTTCTCTGGCTTCTGAACCTGACTATGAACAGTTTGCAGTAGCTTATATTGTTGCTCTGAGTAACCCGGAGGAATATCCAGACCCGGACTCTCAGAAAGAATATGTAAAAGCGAATACTCGAGTAGATCCAAATAGAAAGAATATTATTGATCGATTGTTTAAAAATGTAGAACGTAAGTTCTCCAGACAAGAACGCTTTGAGAACCTCTTTGGTAAGGTACGTCAAGCTGATATTGAATCTGATTTAGTCAGTGATTATACAACTAATGATGTCCTTGCATATATTGAAGCCTATGTTAATGAAGGTAATGCTAAAGATATAGCTAAAGAGAAGAATGAAAAGAAAAACAAAAGTCTTGTATTCCAAGGTAGAGTTGCTGATCGTCTTGTACGATTAGTTAAAACAGCTAAAAGAAAAAGAACATTCCCTGAAGCACTAAAAGAAATTGATGCTTGGGCTAAGAAGGAACGTGGTGTAAAGAATCCCCATACTCCTACTGTTAACCAACACAGTGCTATTAATGTTTATCTTGGTAGGTTACGTACTAAGTTCCCTACTCTGGATACTGACACCTTTACATTTAAAGAAGCTGATACCAAGCAGACTACTGATGATCTACTTGACCAAGCCAAAGACCAGACAATTGATACTGCTGCTTGGGTTGATAGTATTGCTGATCAAATCAATGATACTGATAATACTGCTAAAAAGAAGCAGTTAAATGAGATACACACAGTAGCTAAAAAGATACATGAAGATGTGACTGAAAGAGGTGCTAAACCCGAAGAAGCTATCAAACGACAGTTGGATGAAGGTAACAAGAAAGCCTCTGAAAATGCATTACAAGATTATGTAGACTTCCCAGGTAAAACTCTTGGTTCTTCCTCAAAGAAAGTTAAGGGCAAATTCAATGATAAATTTACCAGAAACCTTAGCGGGGCAAATGTTAAAACAATCTATGAGGAGATGGGTCCTCTCGGTAATGTTATTGATAGTACTGAACATGACGAGCATCTTCGCTCCATTGTTGGTGATGTCATTGCAAAAGTAATTGATCCAATAGCTGATAGACAACAAGAACATGTTAAGTTGCTTCGTAGAAATGAAGGTGATGAAACATTTGGTGAGGTTGGTGAAGATGGAAATGTATATTTAGTTACAGCTCTGGGAACACAACATCTGAGTACCAAGATGAGTGCCAGAGAGACATACGTACATGAATTAATACACGTAGTAACCAAAGAAGCTGTAGATAGTGATACCTGGGCAGCTAGGGAATTAAAGAAGCTATATGAAAGTGTACGCACTCATACAACTGATGGTAAACCAACTATTGCTCCTGAAGATTTCCTTCGAGAAGGAATCAAGAAAGGTGATAATAATTATGCTGAAGAAATGAAGTTAGCCAAGCAACGCTATAACTATATCTTCGGTGATCAGATTAAAGTTAATACCCATACTTATAAAGATTCTTATGATAAGAATCAAACTTCCCGTACTCATAATGCTCATCATGAATTCTTGGCTTCTGGATTATCCAATGCAGCCTTTAAGAAAGCACTGAAGAAAATTGATGGTGTAACAAAACTTATAGCTGAAGAAGATGCTTCTATTCTTGATAAACTGGTTACATTCTTCAAGAACATGCTGAATAGATATTCAGATCGTATCACTGGCACTTCCAATATGAAGGCTGATGAGAAGCTTGATAGGTTATTCAAAATACTTTCTGGTTTGGAGCAAGAGAAGAAATCTACACTTTATAATACTTATGAGAATGCAATCACCCCAATATCCTTTGCTGTTAACGCTGTACTCAAAGGAGCCTTGCTCCCTGTGAAAGTTCTGATAGATTCCCCACTCATACAGAAAAGTAAGTACAAGGCTGTGCGTGAATTAGGTAATATTGCTAAAAAAGCGCATAAAAGTAAGTATGAAATTTATTTTGAGCATCTTGATAAAATAATAGGACAGTTTAAAACTGATAAATATACCTGGTTAGAAGGAACCATGGATGAACTCCGTGGTAACACTGATGCAAATAACTATGCACAGAAACTTGGTAGAAGATCCAATATGGTTATTGATCAGCAACGTAAACAAATTGAAAATAATGTGATGAGTCACCTGGTTGAAATGTTTGATGATATCACTCGAGATGAAAAGATCGCTCTTACCAAAGCAATCCTTAAACCAGATTTCCAAATATTCCATGAAAGAGGAGTGGAAGGTGACGGTAACTTCAGACCTGCGAAATACAATCCAAAAGAAATTGTTAAACTCTTTGAGAAAAACAGTCCTTTCTTACAGAAAGAAATTGATAGCCTGGTCAACAGAATCAGAAAGAACTATCCGGCTGGCAAGCATTGGTATAGTCGTATGGCTATTAATCTTGGTACTTGGATGGCTACTGGGAATACCACAGAAGATTTTACTCTTCTTAACGCCCACAATATAGCTACTGCTCATGTCACTGACCTTAAGGTTAGTAAGAAAGACCTACCCAAGATTACAGAGTTAATCGAGGAATTGGCTTCTTTACAAGCTATTAAATCTACTGCTGATGTACATAAGCGAGCAATAGTCCCAGTAATAGAACGTGAGTTTGCTAAACCAGAAGATCAAAACGGCTTCCTGTTTGCTCTTGCTATGCATAAGCGATTACGTGAACGTGCTAAAGATGAAATCTTTAATGGTAGTCCTACCCAAATGATTAAGGGTTACACTAAAGAAATATTTAATCCAAATATTACATTCATTATGGCTCCTGCTTCTGGTAAAGAGGATCTCAAGACCCTTGGTTTTACTCAGGGTGATATAGTCCAGAAAGATGATGCTGATCCTAATGAAGAAACCCTTCATATGTATGTCAATAAGCAAGGACTCACTCGTTCTATGATGGCAGGTGTGATGTCTTACACGAGCGATAGACAAAAGGGTGCAACACTTTTGGATATCCATGCCCAACTTGGTCATATTAATCCTGCTCTTGCAGAGAACCTGGATTTAAAAGATGTTGAACGTGCCAAGGCTAAAGCCATTAGGAATATTGTTGCTGGTAAAGCAACCGACAAGAAGACCACAGATATAAGTCTGATACCTGTTATTGATGAAAATGGTAATCCCGGAACCTATCGTTACATGATGAATGAAATCAACCGTGACACTATCCTGGAAAAAGATAATGATGCTTTCAGAATCCTTGGTTCCATGGAAGGTGCAATCATCGACAAACGTGAATCAAAGATTATTAATGATGATATGGTGCAAGCTCTTTATGATGATTACCAAAAGAATTATAAAAAACATAAAGATGCTGGTTATTTCCAGATTGGTCCACATGTTACCAACAAACGTTGGAGAGAAGCCTATCAAATGCTTCCATCGCATACTCGCCAAACAATTCGAGATGTTTGGGGATCTGATAATATGTTTGTACCTCGGAGCATAGCTCCGACCATCTTCGGATTTAGGAAACTTGGTTTTAGTGGTTTACACAAGACTGAGAACCCAACCAAGACCCCTGGTATGAAGATGATAAGTGAGATGCTTAATGATTTATTCGCATTCATGCTCAATAGGCCTATACCTGTCTTTATGGAGCAGGTATGGCAAGAGTCCGTCAAGTACATCAAAAACGCCATTGTAATCAAATCAGGAGCTATCCTGGCAGGAAATATCATTAGTAATGCCATCATACTTAAAGTACACGGCTTATCATGGCGTGAGATTGTCAAGTATCACGCTGAGGCTCTTATTCACGCTAAAGCATACAAACGTAATGCTAAAGAAATAGACCGCTTACAACGCAATCTAGAGCTTATTCCATCCCTTAAAGATAAGGCTGATGTTAAACGTCAAATTATCATGTTGGAAGATGAGAATGCTAATAACCCTGTCCGTGAATTAATTGAGGAAGGTATTCATCAAACCATTACTGAAGACATTGATCTTAAGGAAGATAATTTCTCTTATCGTGCTAAATTACTTGATAAGATTGAAGACAATGATTTTACTCGTAAACTTATTGGTGGCATACCTAAACCCATTAAGAAAGTAGGTATGGAACTCTTTATGACTGATGATTCTGCCTGGTATCAGTTTATGAAAGATACTACTCAAATGAGTGACTTTGCTTCACGTTATGCAATGCATAAATATAATATGAAGAAAGGTGATATGAAATATGATGATTCCATACGTCAAATAGTTAAGTTCTTTGTTAACTATGATTTACCTACACATGAGGTAACTCAGTATCTTAATGACATGGGTGTATTTATGTTCTCCAAATTCTTCTTCAGAATACAAGCTGTTATGTTAAATCAAGCTGTGGAGAACCCAGAGAAGGTATTAGGGTTGTTGTTACTGCAGAACTTATTGGGAGTGGATGTTGAGGATATATTTGATTCAGTAGGTACTCCACAACACTTGATGAACAAGGTTAACTTCAATATGTGGGAATTGTTTGAAAATCTATGGAAAGCCCCATTATTTACTGGAGCAATCCATAGAGCGGCTTAATCATCGTCCTCTTCTTTTTCTTCTTTATAGAGTCTGAAGTCTTGATAAAGGAAATAGAAGAGCATTAACAGAGCTAAGAAAGCTAATATAGTACCTAAAATCGGTATTGCAGTTAGCATAGCTCCTATAATAATGATTAAACTAATTAATTTGAGTGTATCAAAGATGAATTGAAACATCTTTTTACTCAAATACTAACTTGTCATCAGCTGGTTCTGTACCATCTTCTGTGGTCTTTTCTACAACAGGATCTCGTGGACTATCATGGATTTCAACTGTTGCTGTATATCCATTAGGTCCTCTACCTGCGGTAAGACGAACTTCGACTGATTTGCCTTTTAGATCCAAACCTTTAGCAGCTACATGATCTACTAATGCTTGTTCTATATCAGCATTTTCTAAAATGATTTTCATTAATCACCTCACTTGTTTATATGAAAAGTTTGACTTGCGTAATGAGCTATCATTAGTGCATCGCTTTTTCCATCCTGTAAACCACCTTTGGGTCCTCGAATGGACACGGAAGGATATAGACGATCACAAATGGCTGCAACATCTTTTTTAATGCTTGGACCCTTGGATCGTACTCCTACGTGTTTCTGCCATACTTTAGGTGTTACCCTATCTACTGATTGCCCAGACGCTAAAGCAAGGGTATTAACCACTCCTACGTTGTAACCAAAATTAAAATTTGATTTAGCTGACATTCCAAATAAGGAATGTACATTCTCAATCATGATTACTGCTATTGGGTTTAATGCACTAATAGTATTAATCCACTCAAGAATAGCCATAGGTTTATCACTAGCAGCCATAAAGGCTACTTGTTTAGTATCAGGAACTAAGACACACAATTGTCCCTTAGCTCCCGGATCAATACCTATATATGCTAATGGATTAGCCATTAGTCAAATATACTTGTAGCTGCTTCACCTGTGTTAGCTGCTGCTGCCGCAGGTGCTCCTGGTTTGGCTGCTGTTTTAGTAGATTTATCTACCACAACTCCATCCCACTTCTTTTTCCACTGATCGATAAATACAGGGGCATCTAAACCACCTTCACGTTCAGCTACAGTGAAACCTTCAGAGTCAAAGAGCTTATTGATCTCATTCTCCTCTCGAGTATCACCTGATGGGACATAGTTACCAGCATCATTCTTGACATTCTTGTCAACAACTCGCTTTACCATACCTGCTATGATTGGTTTATTAACCATATCAATAAGCATTTCAACTTTGGTATCAACCTCTTTACCCTGACCGAAATCATAGAGTTTGATAATTTTTTCCTCAGTCGCAGCTCCCATTACATTTTTACCCAATCCAAGTAGCTGAGTTAAATGATTGGCTTGACTGAAGCCTGGTAAGTTTTGCTTCTTACCATCTTGACCAGTAAAGTAGGTTTTATTGCCTTTAGCTTTACCGGATTTAATCCAGAGTTGCTGACGTACAAAGCTTCCTTCACCTTTCAAATGAAGGTTCAATGCAACTGCTCCAGAGTTAGCTTGGCTCAAAAAAGCCACATCTATCACCATCGGATGAGCACCTGAATCGACAACAAATACATTACCACCAAGGGTATCTTTGTTCTCTTCTGCAACGTCTTGGGTCATTCCATCTAATAAAGACATTTATGTCTCCTTATTTGTAGTATTGATGCAATCTATCGATTACATGTTGAACATCATTATCAATATAGGATTCTTTCGTTTCCCACATACCTAAGCTACTG